CTGATTTTCTTCGTGACATTGAACCGCTAACAGATAATCAAAAAGTTTTATTTGATGCTTATGATGCTGGTAAGAATGTAGTTGCATATGGAGCAGCAGGCACAGGTAAGACATTCATCACGCTCTATAATGCTCTCTGTGATGTTTTAGACCCGACCACACCATACGAAAAGATCTACCTTGTTAGGTCTCTTGTGGCCACCAGAGAGATTGGTTTCCTGCCTGGTGACCATGAGGATAAGTCTTCTCTTTACCAGATTCCATATAAGAATATGGTGAAGTATATGTTTGAACTTCCTACTGAAGCAGACTTTGAGATGTTGTATGGTAACCTTAAGACTCAAGGAACCATTTCATTCTGGTCTACTTCATTCATTCGTGGAACAACACTTGATAATGCCATTGTCATTGTTGATGAATTTCAGAACTTGAACTATCATGAACTTGATAGTATTATTACTAGGGTTGGTGAGAATACTAAAATTATGTTCTGTGGAGATGCAACTCAATCTGATTTGCTTAAACAGAATGAGAGAAATGGTATTGTAGACTTTATGAGAATCCTTCGACTCATGCCATCAGTAGATATGGTTGAATTTGGTGTTGAAGATATCGTTAGGTCTGGACTATGTAAAGAATATCTCCTCGCAAAACTAGAACTTGGCTTATGACTTTTACCCATTGTAATTATCTCGGTGATCTTGAATTAAACAAAAAAGAAACCAACGGCATCCGTCTCTATAACCTTCCCAATGGAGACTGGGTGCCTTCTATTACATCTGTAACTTCTTTCTACAACCGACAGATCTTTGCTGACTGGCGTAAGCGAGTTGGTATTGAAGAAGCAAATAGAGTTACAAAGAAAGCAACTGCCCGTGGAACAGACTTCCATGCCGCGACTGAACTTTACATGTTGAATAAAGACATCAATTGGGATGACTTTAAACCTCTAACAAAGTTCATGTTTCATCATGCTAAACCATATCTGGATAAGATAAATAATGTACACGCTATAGAAAGGACTCTGTACTCAGAGTATCTTGGATTAGCTGGTAGGGTTGACTGCATAGC